ATTTAAAATTGGATATGCTGCCGCAAATTTAAGTGGTGTTGGTATTGCTTCAACTGCTGCTGTTTGTGGAGCATCCCTAATGATGGGTGTTGAGGGTAAAATTGTTCAAAATGTATATCCAAGTTCCACATTTAGAAGTACTGCAGGATTAAGTGCAAACGTAGTAAATCATTTAATTACTGTTCAAAACCCAACTACAAATAATGGAGTACTTAATTCAAGAGAAATAATTATGAAAGGGTTGAGTGGGACATTTAATAGTGGGCAAGCACCTGCTGAAGTCTTTGTATTTCTAGATGCTCCTTTAGCAACAGGTTCTCATATTTTTAGAACTCAACCAGGAGGAAATTCAATTGCACTGGTTTCAGAAGAAAATGGAACTATAAGTGAAACTACTAATACTCCTATTTTATCTTATGCAATACCTAGTAGTGGTTCATTAAATATTGATTTGAGTAGTTACAGAATTGTAGTTTCTCCTGGAAGTAATATTTCTCTAGCAATAAAAGCATCTAACGTTACTGCAACTAATACTTCTCTTATTTGGGAAGTTGATTAAAGTTAAATATTGAGATAGGAGATAATTTTATGTCTGATAGCGTATATCTTGGTAATCCCAATTTAAAAAAAGCAAATACACAAATCCAATTTACTGAAGATCAAATCATTGAATTTTTAAAATGTAAAGAGGATCCGGTATATTTTGCAAAAAACTACATTAAAATCGTTTCTCTGGATCATGGATTGGTTCCATTTTCTTTATATAAGTTTCAAGAAAAATTAATTAAAAATTTCCATCAAAATAGATTCAACATTTGCAAGATGCCTCGTCAGACAGGCAAATCTACTACCTGCGTATCTTACCTTTTACACTATGCACTTTTTAATGATAATGTAAATATTGCGATTCTTGCAAACAAAGCATCTACGGCAAGAGATCTTCTTCAGAGACTACAACTTGCATATGAAAATCTCCCTAGGTGGATGCAGCAAGGGGTTCTACAGTGGAACAGGGGGAGCTTGGAGCTAGAGAATGGGTCAAAGATCATGGCAGCATCTACATCGGCGTCTGCGGTGCGTGGAGGATCATATAACATCATATTCTTGGATGAGTTTGCGTTCATTCCAAATCATATCGCTGATGACTTTTTTGCTTCTGTATATCCTACCATTTCATCAGGACAAAGTACCAAGGTAATTATTGTTTCTACCCCCCGTGGTATGAATCATTTTTATCGCATGTGGCATGATGCCGAAAGAAAAAAGAATGAGTATGTTCCAACGGATGTTCATTGGGCAGAAGTTCCGGGAAGAGATGAAAAGTGGAAAGCGCAGACCATTGCTAACACTTCCGAACAACAGTTCAAAGTTGAATTTGAATGTGAATTTTTAGGGTCCGTTGATACACTTATTAGTCCAGCAAAGTTAAAAACTCTAGTATATGATGATCCAATTAAAAGAAACAAAGGATTGGATGTATATGAAAATCCAAAGGAAGAACACAATTACTTAATGACAGTTGACGTTGCCAGAGGTATTGGTGGTGATTATTCAACTTTTATTGTTTTTGATATTACAGAGTTTCCATACAGAACAGTAGCAAAGTATAGGAATAATGAAATTAAACCAATGCTATTTCCAAGTATTATAAATGATGTTGCTCGTGGATATAATAATTCATATGTTTTGGCAGAAATAAATGATATTGGAGATCAAGTAGCAAATATTTTACACTTTGATTTAGAATACGACAATATACTAATGTGTTCTATGAGAGGACGCGCAGGACAAATAGTTGGATCTGGATTTAGTGGTAAAAAATCTCAACTAGGTGTTCGAATGACCGCATCTGTTAAAAAGTTAGGATGTTCAAACTTAAGGACGCTTATAGAAGATGATAAATTAATAGTCAATGACTATGAAATTATTAGTGAACTGACAACCTTTATACAAAAACATAACTCATTTGAGGCAGAAGAAGGATGTAATGATGATCTGGCAATGTGTCTTGTTATTTTTTCTTGGTTAGTTGCACAAGATTATTTTAAAGAAATGACAGACAATGATGTCCGCAAGAGGATATATGAAGAGCAAAAAAATCAAATAGAACAAGATATGGCACCTTTTGGTTTTATTGCAGATGGAATTGATGAAATGTCAAGTTTTGTTGATGAAGATGGTGATAGATGGTATACCGATGAATATGGTGATAAATCTTACATGTGGGATTATATGTAAATAAGGTGATTTATAAATACTTCTAGAATATTCTGGAATTGTAGAGGAGAACAAAGATGCCGCTAAACTTAGCATCTCCTGGAATTATAGTAAGAGAAGTTGACTTAACAAGTGGGAGAGTTGATCCATTATCGCAAAAAATTGGTGCCATTGCAGCACCATTTCAAAAAGGACCAGTTAATGTACCAGTTTTAATACAAAGTGAACAAGATTTATATTCAATTTTTGGAGGTCCACTTTCAGTAGACAGACAATATGAAAGTTGGTATGTTGCATCATCCTTTCTTTCTTATGGGGGATCCTTAAGAGTACTTAGGACTGATGACACTGATTTAAAAAACGCATCATCTCCCGACACAGCAAATATTAAAATCAAAAGTGCAGAACATTATACTCAACTTGGGTATAATGAAAATGTCATCACATCTGCTAGTATTGTTGCGAGAAATCCCGGATCATGGGGAAATTCTTTACAAGTTTGTTTAATTGATGGAAAGGCAGACCAAGTTTTATCTGGTATTGCTACTACCGGTGGAGTTGGTGGAACCCTTGCTGTTGGTATGGGAGTTACTCAAGCAGTACCTTCCGACACAGTTTTAGCAGGAGCAGGAACTACATCACTCCTTGATGGATATTTCAAGGGAATGATTACTGAAATTGGACAAAATAAAGTTTCAGTTAAATTACTTTCCCATATTTCTGCCGGAAATACCGCAACTAATGTAGAGTATCAGGTGGGTGGAGTTTATAAATTCTCCAGTACTGGGTCTGTTGCCATTCATACCGTTGGTAATGCAACTGCCGTAGGGACAACTTCTTACAACACTAGTTCTGATTGGTATGATGAGCAGTATATTACTCTTAATAGTGGATCACAATTATATTGGAATAATATAGCAGATAGACCAACCACAACTAGTTTTGGTGCTGATAGAAATGCAAGGTTCGATGAATTACACGTTTTAGTAATTGATAATGATGGATCCATTAGTGGTAATGCTGGAAATATTCTAGAAAAGCATCTAGGTCTTTCAAAAGCAACCGATGCTGAATTTGCAGCAGGGTCTCCTTCTTACTGGAGAAGATACTTAGAAATAAATTCTAGATTTATTTTTGGTGGTAAAACTCCTGCAGGAATAACCACGATTACTTATTCAAGTAATTTTACATTAGATACAGATAATGGGTGGGACCAAAAGGCATCAAATCAAGACTTTGCCGCTACTGGAAATAATCCTATAACTCTTGGTGGTGGTAAAAACTATGATGGCAGTGCAGGTATTACGACCGCCGGTTGTATGTCAGCCACTGTCAGCAAACTATCCGAGTCATACGCAATTCTATCGAATGCGGAAGATTATAGACTTGACTTTATTTTAATGGGTAGTGCAAATTATATTAAATCAGAGGCACAATCCCTTGCGAATAAAATTATTTCCATAGCAGAAGCAAGAAAAGACTGCATGGCGTTCATTAGTCCATATAGAGACGCTCTTATTGATAATACAGGATCAATTAACGCATCGGATGCAATTACTGATAATTTGATTAGTTTCTATTCTCCTATTACATCATCTTCTTATGCAGTTTTTGATAGTGGTTATAAGTACACGTATGATAGATTTAATGATACATTTAGATATATTCCATTAAATGGTGATACATCCGGATTGTGTGCAAGAACTGATATTAATGATTTCCCATGGTTCTCACCAGCAGGAACTTCTAGAGGAGTCATATTAAATGCTATTAAACTAGCATACAACCCAACTCAACTTCAAAGAGATAGATTATACACTAACAGAATTAATCCAATTGTATTCTCCCCTGGATCTGGTATCATTCTTTTTGGTGACAAAACAGGATTGGCAAAACCATCGGCATTTGATAGAATTAATGTAAGGAGATTGTTTATCTATATCCAAGAGGCAATTTCTACGGCAGCAAAAGATCAACTATTTGAATTTAATGATGAAATTACAAGAAATAACTTTGTAAATATTATTGAACCTTTCTTACGTGATATTCAGGCAAAGAGAGGAGTTCAATCCTTCAAAGTTGTTTGTGATGAATCTAATAATACTGCCGCAGTAATTGATAATAATGAATTTCTTGCGGATATTTACGTACAACCAAACAGATCGATTAACTTTATCGGTCTAACGTTTGTTGCCACCAGAACTGGTGTTTCGTTTGAAGAAATTATCGGAACCGTTTAATTTAAAAGAGGTAAAAAACAATGTCTTTAAGAACAATTACAGAATTTAAAAATAAACTAACCGGTGGTGGCGCAAGACCTAACCTCTTTGAAGTTAGTATTACTTTTCCAACTACTCTTGTTGGTAATAATTCTGACTTAGAAAGATTCATGGTAAAAGCGGCTGCTTTACCAGCATCAAACCTAGGACCAATTGACGTTCCATTTAGAGGTAGAATTTTAAAAATTGCTGGTGACAGAACATTTGATACTTGGACCATAACAGTTTTAAATGATACTAATTTCACACTCAGACATGCTTTTGAAGATTGGGTCAATCAAATTAATAATGTCGGAGATGCAACTGGATTAATCACTCCAGCATCTTACATGAAGGACGCCTATGTTAAACAACTTGATCGTGACGGATCTATTTTAAGAACATATAAATTCCATGATATTTTCCCAACTAATGTTTCTCAGATAGAACTTTCATATGATACTACTGATAGTATAGAAGAATTTACAGTTGAAATGCAAGTTCAATGGTGGGAAGCAGAAAAGGGTGATGGACCTGCAGCTGGTGGTGATGATATTACTGGAAACCCTCTTTCTAGTTGAAATAAATAGATACAGGTATTAGATTTATACTATGGCAAAGCTTTTTGGTTTTTCAATTGATGATAGTAATAATCAAGCAAAATCAATTGTCTCCCCCGTTCCCCAAAATAATGAGGACGGGGTTGATAATTATATTGCCAGTGGTTTTTATGGGTCTTACGTAGACATTGAGGGTGTTTACAGAACAGAGTACGACCTAATTAAAAGATATAGGGAAATGGCATTACACCCAGAGTGTGATAATGCTATTGAAGATGTTGTTAATGAAGCTATTGTAAGTGATTTATATGATTCCCCAGTTGAAATTGAACTTTCAAATCTAGATGTTAGTGACAAATTAAAAAAAATTATAAGAGAAGAATTCAAATATATTAAAGAAATTATGGACTTCGATAAGAAGTGCCATGAAATTTTTAGAAATTGGTATGTAGATGGTAGACTATTTTATCTAAAAGTCATTGACATTAAAAATCCCGAAGAGGGTATAAAGGATCTGAGGTATATTGATCCTATGAAGATGAAATACGTTCGTCAAGAAAAAAAGAGCGAATCAAAGGATAATATTGCAGTTAGAACTGGAATGAGAGATGTTGAAAAAACATTTACTCCGGAAATAGATGAATATTATATTTACACTCCACTACCAAAAAGTCCAACTGGATCTGTTGCAAGTTTATACGGACAAAAATCAATAAAAATTGCTAAAGATTCTATTACGTACTGTAGTTCTGGATTAGTAGATAGAAACAAAGGAACAGTTTTATCTTACCTACACAAAGCAATTAAAGCACTCAATCAATTAAGAATGATTGAAGATTCCCTTGTAATTTATAGATTGTCTCGTGCTCCAGAAAGAAGAATTTTTTATATTGACGTCGGCAATCTTCCGAAGGTCAAGGCAGAGCAATACCTTAAGGATGTAATGTATCGTTACAGAAATAAACTGGTATACAATGCAGAGACTGGGGAAGTTCGTGATGATCGTAAATTCATGAGTATGATGGAAGATTTTTGGCTTCCAAGGAGAGAAGGTGGTAGAGGAACTGAAATTACAACTCTTCCAGGCGGTCAAAATCTTGGAGAACTTTCTGATATTGAATATTTCCAAAAGAAACTCTACAGAGCACTTGGAGTTCCGGAATCTAGAATTGCGAGTGATGGTGGATTCAATCTTGGTCGCTCTTCAGAAATATTAAGAGATGAATTAAAGTTTTCTAAATTTGTCGGACGTTTAAGAAAGCGTTTTGCAAATTTATTCAATGACTTTCTTCGCACACAATTGATTTTAAAAAATATTGTAACCCCAGAAGATTGGGACAAAATTGTTGATCATGTTCAATATGACTTTTTATATGATAATCAATTTGCAGAACTAAAAGAAAGCGAATTGATGACTGATCGCTTAGGAATTCTTGCTACTATAGAACCCTATATTGGTAAATATTATTCTGCAGAATATGTTCGAAGAAAAGTACTTCGTCAAACTGATAGTGAAATTATCGAGATTGATGAGCAAATAGAAAAGGAAATTAAAGAAGGAATTATTCCCGACCCAAATTCAATTGATCCAATCACGGGAGAACCCCTTCCAGCTGGTGGTGAGGAGCAAATGATGGGTGATGTTCCTCAAGAACCTGATTTAGAATCTCAATCTAAAGATACTAACGCACAGGTTCAAAAAGATACTAAAAAAGCAGAAATATAAATAAAAATATAGGTTTATAAACACATTGAAATCTTATGGAAGAACTTTTGGATTTGATCGCAACTAATTCGCCCGCATCGGACGTAAGTGGCAAAATTAAAGAATTGATTTTTAATAAAGCTTCAGAAAAAATAGATGCAATAAGACCTTCAGTTGCATTCAAATTATTTGGAGAACTTGGAGATCAGTCAGAAACTACTGGGGATGAAGAATGATTACTAAGATAGTAACAACAGAACAAAGTACCGGTACTAGTGCTGGAGCTGCTACTAGTATTAGTGATGCAACTTGTGTGAGATTATATAACAATACTGCTGGTATTGTTACAGTTGCAATAAGCACTTCTGTTGGAGCAGCAACTAGTACATATTTCTCTATTCCAAATGGAAGTGTTGAATTTTTAGCTAAAACTCCATCTGATGTTATTTGGTCATCTGCATCAATCAAAGCAAATAAAGTAGCATTCACAAACTAAAATGAAACTCATCACAGAAGAAGTATCAAAAGTAGAATTTATTACCGAAGGAAAAGGTTCTTCGCAAAAATGCTATATTAAAGGCATTTTCTTACAAGCAGAGCAGGTTAATCGTAACGGTAGAATGTATCCTCTTTCTATTATGGAAAGAGAAGTAAATCGTTATAATGAAAATTTTGTTCAAAAAGGTCGCGCTCTCGGTGAACTTGGACATCCAGATGGTCCAACTGTAAATCTTGATCGCGTTTCACATAAAATTTGTGAACTTGCTAGAGAAGGTAATAATTTTATCGGTAAGGCACAACTTCTTGAGACCCCAATGGGAAAGATTGCAATGTCTTTGATTAAAGAGGGTGTTTGCCTTGGAGTTTCTTCTCGTGGTGTTGGTTCATTGAAGATGACCAATGAAGGTCATAAAGTTGTCGGTGAAGATTTTATGCTTGCAACCGCTGCTGATATTGTTGCCGATCCTTCTGCCCCCGATGCATTTGTTCAGGGAATTATGGAAGGTAAGGAGTGGGTTTGGGAAGGAGGGATTCTTCGTGAAAGACTTGCTGAGCAAACAAGACGCAGAATTAATACTCTTGTAGATGAAAGTACTTTACAAGAGCATAAAATTCAACTGTTCCAAGATTTCTTAGCAAATCTTTAATTTATAAATAAATATAGATTATAAAACAGATCTAAACAAATGTCCGTTGGTAGAAATTTACAAGAAATGGAAAACGTAGTAACCAAAGGAGCTAAGCCGGCAGAACCAATGCCAAAATTAACCACAGGTATTCCTGATGGTCAAACTGGCAATTGGGAAGATCTCGGTGGTCCTACTCCAGAAAATTATCGTTCAGATAATGACTCGGCAAAATTAAAAGAGCCTAGTGCAACGTTGTCACAAGTAAAAAATGTTGTCAACAAAGGTGCTAAGTCAGCAGATCCAATGCCACATCTTAATAAAGATGCCGTAAAGGAGGAAGAAGATCTAGATGATGAAGATCTCATTGTGGAAGCAGATGAAGAGGATGAAGAGGATGAGAATTCCAATTCTTCGTCACCTAAGAAGAAGAAGTCTAAAGAAGACGAAGACGAAGATGAAGAGGTGAAGGAAGAAGTTGAGGAAGATGAAGATTTTGACATCGAAGAAGATGTTAATGCTCTTCTTGCTGGTGAAGAACTTTCAGAAGAGTTCCAAGAAAAGGCAAGAATAATCTTTGAGACTGCAGTTAGAACAAAAATTTATTCAATCAAAGAACAGTTGGAAGAGAGATTCCAATCTGAATATGAGCAAGCTCTTGTAGAAGAAATTTCTACAATCAAAGAAGAACTCACCGATAGAGTAGATGCATATTTAGAATATGTTGCTGACGAGTGGATGCATGAAAACACTCTTGCAATTGAGCACGGTCTCAGAACCGAAATGACTGAATCATTCCTCTCAGGAATGAAGAATCTTTTTGAAGATCATTATGTAACAATCCCTGAAGAAAAATATGATGTTATCGAGAGTATGGTAGATAAACTTGATGAAATGGAAGGAAAACTCAACGAGCAAATCGAAAAGAATGTTGCTCTTAATAGAAGATTAGCAGAGTCAGTTGCTGATGTAATTTTTACTGAAGTTACTGAAGGTTTAGCACTTTCACAGAAAGATAAACTCGCTTCTCTTGCTGAAAATGTTGAGTTTGATAGTGAAGAAAACTATCGTGAGAAGCTAGTTACATTGAGAGATTCTTATTTCTCATCAAAATCGACTAGTACTCAAAGACCTGTTACTGAAAACATTGCTGAAGAAGCTAATTATTCCGAACAACCACAAGTTGGTGGAAGAATGGAAAGTTATCTTACAGTTCTCAGTAGAGTCGCTAAAAAGTGATTTTTAAATCATATCAAATCAAACTAACTTTTTAAAAGAGGTAAAACAAATGCAAATGTTCAATGCAGAACAATTGCAGGAGAAGTGGGCACCGATCCTCGATTACGATGGAATGGATCCAATCAGAGATTCACATCGTAGAGCTGTCACCGCTATCCTGCTAGAAAACCAAGAGAGAGAACTTCGTGAGGAGCGTGCTTTCCTCAACGAAGCTGTTCCTAACATGTCAACTGGATCCAGCGGTGCAACCGCAGGTTTCAGTGCAAACGCAGCTGATGCTGGTCCTGTTTCAGGTTTCGACCCTGTTCTAATCAGCCTCATCCGCCGTTCAATGCCTAACCTGGTCGCATATGACCTCGCTGGCGTTCAACCAATGAATGGTCCTACCGGACTCATCTTTGCAATGCGCTCACGTTATGGAGCACAAAGCAACAGTTCGGATGAAGCATTCTTCAACGAGCCAGATACTGCATATTCAGCACAAGGATCTGCCCGCGCAGCCGGCGGTCTTGGTTCTGGATATACCCAAAATGAGGGTAGTGAAACTGGCGGCGCTGTTGGTTTCGGTACAACTGCTGCTCAAGGTGGAACCAATCCCGGTCTCCTCAGCCCAGACAGCAATGTAACTCAATCTGCTTATACCACTGGACGTGGTATGGACACTGAAGATGCAGAAGGTCTTGGAACTGGTGGAAACGAGTTCAACCAAATGGCGTTCTCAATCGAGAAGGTCACTGTTACTGCCAAGAGCCGTGCTCTGAAAGCAGAATACAGCCTCGAACTTGCTCAAGACCTGAAGGCAATTCACGGTTTAAATGCAGAAGCAGAACTTGCTAACATTCTTTCTAGCGAGATTCTTGCTGAAATCAACCGCGAAGTCATCAGAACCATCTATAAGGTTGCAGAATCAGGTGCTCAACACAACACTGCTACCGCTGGTCAGTTCGACCTAGATGTTGACTCCAACGGACGTTGGTCAGTTGAGAAGTTCAAGGGTCTTATCTTCCAAATCGAGCGCGATGCTAACGCAATCGCACAAAGAACTCGTAGAGGGAAGGGCAACATGATCCTCTGCTCTGCTGACGTTGCTTCGGCACTCACCATGGCAGGTGTTCTTGATTACACCCCTGCACTCAACGCTAACCTTAACGTTGATGACACTGGTAACACCTTCGCTGGTGTTCTCCAAGGTAAGTATCGCGTTTATATCGACCCATATTCGGGCGGTTCAAACGTTGGTTCTGCTGGTGGTCAGTACTACGTTGTTGGTTATAAGGGTTCTAGCGCATATGACGCTGGTCTCTTCTATTGCCCTTATGTTCCCCTCCAAATGGTTCGTGCCGTTGGTGAGAACACCTTCCAGCCCAAGATTGGCTTTAAGACCCGTTATGGTCTTGTTGCTAACCCATTCGCAGAAGGAACCGACCAGGGTCTTGGACGCCTCAGAGTTAACGCTAACCGTTACTACAGAAGAGTTAAGGTTCTCAACCTCATGTGATCCATTTCACATAAATTTCTTGAGGGTCTTCGGACCCTCTTTTTTTATCTAAATAGAAATAAAAAAATGAAGACGTTTCAAGAATTTATTTCGGAAGCTGAATATAGGGCACCTGTAAATGCAAAACAAACATTTGCAATGGATCCCGCAACTCAAAAAAATTTAAATTCTTCAAGACCCATGGGTCCAGGAACTAAATCTAAACCACCTGTTAAATTTACATTACAAACTATTGGTAAACTACCATAATGGCATCAATTTTTGACAATCAAATTGGAAATAGAAATTTCCTCTCTCCAATTGGATTTAAATTTACCGTAGCAAAAAATCCTAAAATTTCATTCTTTAGTAATTCTGCAAGAATTCCAGAAATTACTTTAGGAACTGCTATACAACCATCATATTTAAAGATGTTGGATACTCCAGGAGAAATAATCCAATATGGAGATTTTTCTTTGAGATTTTTTGTTGATGAAGATATGGAAAACTACATGGCAATTCATAACTGGATTACTGGTTTAGGATTTCCAGAAACTCCACAACAATTCAAAGAGTTGACAACTAATGATGATGGAATAAGGGATTTAAAAAGTCAATATAGTGACGGTAGTTTAAGAATTTTAAATAGCAATTATAATGATGTTGCCATAGTAAAATTTAAAGATTTATTTCCATTCACATTGAGTGCAATGGAATTTGAATCAACAGAAACCGACTATAACTACTTTACAGCAGAGGTACTTTTCAAGTATACTGTCTATAACATATTAGATGTAAATGGCGATCCTCTATGAATCTTGATGAAATTCAGGAAATGTGGCAGAGAGATTCTGTCATAGACCCTGATAATTTACACGATGAATCTTTAAAAATTCCACAACTTCATGCAAAATATTATACTCTGTACAATACCATCACTCTTCTCCGTGAAAAGGCAAGAGAAACTTACAATAGAGTGCGTTTGGAACGCTACAACTACTACACAGGAAAGGCAACAGCAGAGGTATATGCTGAAGAACCATTTCCGTATAAAGTAAGAGAAAAAGACGCTATACAGAGGTATATGGATGCCGATGAGAGACTCTGTAAAGTTGATTTAAAAATTAGATATTATGATATTATGCTTAAGTTTCTAGAAGAAGTCCTTAAGATGATTTCCAATAGGACTTATCAAATCAAGAACAGTATTGAGTGGCATAAGTTCACGGCAGGATTTAACTAAATAAAAATAAACTTCCATCACTGAAATGAAACCGACGCCTAGAGAGATTCAAGAATCCTATCAAACCTACGAAAAAGTCGTTGAGCATTTAATTGCAGAGGGATATGCAGAAGATCAGCAGTCTGCTGATGATATAATCAAAGGTATGAGTCAAACCTGGTTTAATACAATCTTATTTGATTGAGTATAACAAATGAAGACGTTTCGACAGTTTTTGGAACAATCTACCCTTCCATCTAATTACATAGATTATAAAGCACCGGCAGTTCAAGCGGCACACGCAAGATCAATGGGTTCTGCATCAAGGATGAGACAAATTGGCATGAATGCAACTGCAAATGATCCAAAAGATACTGCTTCCGATAATATTAGTGGAGCAATGGATGTAGTAAAACCTCTTTCTGGAACTACTATTAGATCTGGTGCTGGAAAAGGATTTAAGGTTGGAGATCCTGGTGTTTCAATTAATCCAAACACAAAATAATTAATTTTGAGGCAGAAATGCCTCTTTTTATTGACCAAATAAATACTCATAACTGATACTTTATGAATGTCTCATTTGGTTATATCAAAGAAAAATGAGGTCTATCTCCATATTCAGGCAGAACCTCATGTTTATTATGAATTAGCAGATCAATTTACTTTTGATGTTCCTAATGCCAAGTTTGCACCGGCATATAGGAATAAGTATTGGGACGGAAAGATTCGCCTTTTCTCTACGCAAACGGGCGAAATCTATGTCGGTCTTTTAGATCGTGTAATTCAGTTCTGTAAGGATCACAATTACACTTATGAGTTCACGAATAATAAGTTTTATGGTCCACCCTTTGAGATAAATGAGAACATCTCAAAGGAAGGTGTTAAGGATTATATGACTGCCATCAGTAGACACGCCCCACGCGACTACCAAGTTGAGGGAGTATACGACGCCTTAAGACATAATCGAAAGTTATTGATATCTCCAACTGCTTCGGGAAAGTCATTGATGATATATTCTGTTGTGAGATATTACGTTGAGAAGCAACAAAATATTCTGATAGTTGTTCCGACGACTTCCCTTGTAGAACAAATGTATAAAGATTTTGCAGATTATGGATGGGATGTTGGTTCATACTGCCACAAGATATACGCTGGTAAGGAACGAGAAACTGATTCCCAAGTTATTATTACTACCTGGCAAAGTATTTACAAGTTGCCCAAGCAGTATTTTTCCAGATTTAATGTAGTCGTAGGAGATGAGGCACACCAATTTAAATCCAAGTCATTAATATCTATAATGACTAAACTTTGTGATGCAAAATACCGTTTTGGATTCACCGGAACACTAGATGGGTCTCAAACTCATAAGTGGGTTTTGGAAGGTTTATTTGGACCTTCATATAAGATTATTAAGACAGATGAACTGATGCAGAAGGGTCATCTTGCCAAATTAGATATTAAAGTTCTACTACTGAAGCATCCACCTCATAGATTTGAAACTTTTGAGGATGAGGTTCAGTATATTATCAATCATCAAAAAAGAAATAACTTTATAAAGAATCTTGCCCTTGATTTAAAGGGTAATACTCTTGTTCTTTTTGCTAGAGTAGAGGGGCACGGGCAACCACTTTACGAGATCATAAATAATAGCAAAACTGATAATAGGCACGTATTTTTTGTTCATGGTGGCGTTGATACTGAAGAACGTGAATTAGTTAGAGAAATTACCGAAAGAGAAAATAATGCAATCATCGTTGCTTCCTACGGCACTTTTTCTACTGGTGTCAATATCAGAAATCTTCATAATGTTATATTTGCTTCACCTAGCAAATCAAGGATACGAAATCTCCAATCCATCGGAAGAGTCTTACGAAAAGGAGAAAACAAAGTAAAGGCAACTCTATATGATATTGCTGATGATATTAGTTATAAGTCAACAAAAAATTATACTCTTAATCACTTAATTGAAAGAATTAAAATTTATAATGAAGAAAACTTTAATTACGATATTGTAAACATACCATTTAAAGATTAATATGGGAGAAGATTTTTACTGCATTTTAAAATTAATCTCTGGTGAAGAAATATTTTCATTAGTTTGTGCTGATAATGAAGAAGAAGAAATATTAATTCTTCAAAATCCTGTTGTCATGAAATCATTTAATAATGGAAGAGGAATATTCATAAAGGTTAAACCTTGGGTTGAACTATCTGACGATGATTTTTTTATCATTAAACTTTCAAGTGTAATAACAATGACTGAAAGTAAAGAACAGAAGCTTATTGATATTTACAATAATTACATAAATGATAGTGAAGATGACAGTGCTGAAATATATAATCCGGATGGCGGTAAAGTCGGTGTCTCAAAAGAGATGGGATATATATCTTCGGTCGAAGAATCTAGAAGAAATTTAGAGAATCTATTCAAAGATCTTTAAAGAAAGCTAATCCTTATCTTCAAACCCAACAAAGGTATTTTACTCAATATTTGAGTACTTGTCAAGTCTTTAAGATGATGGTATAATAAGTATACATTATACTTTATTTTTAAACTAAAGATGACATTATGTCCAAGAAAAAATCAGAACATTATGTAAACAATAAAGAATTATTGGAAGCCCTCATTGTTTACCGATCAAAATTATTAAAAGCTCAAAAAATATATTTTGAAAAGCATGATAAGTATCCTCCCAAATCTGGATTTTGGGAAGGTAAACCAAGAATTCCTAATTATCTTGGAGAGTGTTTTTTAAAAATTGCAACCCATCTTTCATATAAACCTAACTTTGTTAATTATATGTTTAGGGAAGATATGATATCAGATGGTATAGAAAACTGCGTACAGTATATTCACAATTTCGACCCAAATAAAACTAGCAATCCTTTTGCTTATTTTACTCAAATTATTCACTATGCTTTCTTGAGAAGAATTCAGAAGGAAAAGAAGCAGTTAGACATTAAAACTAAAATTATCGAAAGAACCGGTTTTGATGAGGTTATGATGGTTGACGATAGCTTGCTTTCTGGCAGCAGTTCAGACTACAATACGATGAAGGACAATATTCAATACCGCAGTAATCGATGAAAGTCGCCGTTATTACAGATACACATTATGGAGCTAGAAAGGGTTCCAAGTATCTTCATGATCACTTTGAACTCTTCTACAAAAATGTGTTTTTTCCTTCTTTGAAAGAACACGGTGTAGAGGCAGTCATTCATATGGGTGATGCTTTTGATAGTCGTAAATCTATCGATTATCAAAGCCTTGAGTGGGCAAAGAGAGTTGTATTTGAACATCTGAAGAAATATGATGTTCACATGATTATTGGTAATCATGACTGCTATTATAAGAATACCAATAGCGTAAACTCTCCAAGTCTTCTCCTCCAAACTTATTCAAATATTAAAACTTATAGTTCTCCACAAACTATTAAAGTTGGTGAACTGGATATTATGATGGTTCCATGGATTTGTAGTGACAACTATGATGAAACCTTGAATCAAATTAAGAAGTCCAAGGCAAAAGTTGCTATGGGACACTTAGAGCTTCAAGGATTTCGTGTAAATCGTAATCTTATTATGGAAGAACATGGATTGGATTCGAATATTTTTAGTAAGTTCAAAAAGGTATTTTCTGGTCATTACCACACTCGTTCTGATAATGGACGTATTTTCTACCTTGGTAATCCTTATGAAATGTACTGGACGGATGTGAATGATACTAGGGGGTTTCATATTTTTGATACTGAGACTCTAGAACATACTCCAATTAACAATCCTTATAAATTATTTCATAACATTTATTATGAAGATACTCCACATCAATTGTTTGATGCCAGTGAGTATGAAAATAAAATTGTTAAGGTAATTGTCCGTAAAAAATCTAAACAAAAAGATTTTGAAAAGTTTATTGATAAACTTTATACCTCCGGAGTTCAAGAACTTAAAATTATTGAAAATTTTGAAATCCAGGAAAGTGAAGATTTTGAGATTGATGAGGAAGAGAATACTCTTTCAATTCTAAATCGTTATATTGATGACTCGGAGTTTGAGTTCGATAAAAATATCATTAAAGGAATATTTCAAGATCTTTATCAACAAGCTTGCGAAGTAGAATAATGTTTCTTCTTACACTCAAAGACCATAAGGATGATGGTGCATATGCCTTAAGCGATAGGCATGGTGAAAAAGTTTTGCTTTTATTTGAAGATGAAGATGATGCAACTAGGTATGCTATGATGCTTGAAGAAGATGAAGAATATGAGAAGGAAATGGAAGTTGTTGAAGTCGATGATGAACTTGCCATAAAGACTTGTAAGATGTATAATTACAAGTATGCTGTGGTTACTCCTGACGATATTGTAATTCCCCCCAAAAATGCTAGTATTTCATAAAATTCGATATAAAAACTTTTTAAGTTCCGGGAATCAATTTACGGAAATAGACTTTGAAAGGCATCATACCAACCTTATAATTGGTACAAATGGAGCAGGTAAGTCTACTGTTTTGGATGCTCTTACGTTTGTTCTTTTTAATAAGCCATTTAGGCGTATTAATAAACCTCAATTGGTCAATAGTGTAAATGAAAAGGATTGCTTGGTAGAAATTGAATTTACTATTAACAATAGAGAATATCTTGTTCGTCGTGGAATAAAACCGAATATTTTTGATATTGAAGTCAATGGTTCTCCTCTTCATAAGGAGGCTGATGATCGTGCTAACCAAAGAATTCTTGAAGAAAATATTCTGAAAGTGAATTATAAATCTTTTACCCAGATTGTGATTTTGGGTAGTAGTACTTTTGTTCCTTTTATGCAACTTACAACAGCAAATCGCCGTGAGGTGATTGAGGATCTTTTGGACATTCGCATTTTTTCTGCAATGAATAATCTCATCAAGGATAGAATTCGCACACAAAAAGATCAAATTAAATCTCTTGAACTTAAGAAAGAAAATCTTAAAGACAAGATGAAGATGCAGAAAAACTTCATCGAAGAACTAGAGAACCGTGGAAATGCCAATATAAATGCCAATAAAGAAAAGATTGCCAAGTTAGATGCTGAAGTTGGCATTTATATAGTTGAGAACGCCAAGACTGAGGAGTCCATATTTGGGTATACAAAGGAACAGGAAGAAGTTATTGGTGCTGGAGATAAGTTAGTAAAGCTTAACAATTTGAGAGGAAAAATCTCTCAAAAAGTATCCGGTATTACCAAAGAGCATAAGTTCTTTACTGAAAATACGGTATGCCCCACTTGTACTCAAACTATAGAGGAAGAGTTTCGGTTAAATAGAATTGCAGATGCTCAAAATAAAGCAAAAGAACTCCAAAGGGGTTATCAAGATCTTGAGGAGACTATTAAATTAGAACAAGAGCGAGAGCGTCAATTCACAGTTCTATCGAAGGAGATTACAAAACTCAATCATGAGATTTCTCAAAACAATACTCGGATATCACTCAATCAGAGACAAATCCGGGGTCTTGAATCTGAAGTTCAGACTATTGCCGAACAACTTAAAAACCGAAATACTGAACATGAAAAGTTAGAGGAATTTAAAGATAATTTCCAAAAAACATTTGATGATCTTTCAAAGAAAAAAGAAGAAATTGTTTATTATGATTTTGCATATTCGTTGCTAAAAGATGATGGTGTAAAGACGAAGATAATTAAGAAGTATCTTCCATTCATCAATCAGCAGGTCAATCGTTATCTTCAGATGATGGATTTTTACATTAATTTCTATCTTGATGAGGAATTTAATGAATCAATTCAGTCTCCTATTCATGAGAATTTCTCATATAGTTCATTTAGTGAAGGTGAGAAAATGCGAGTTGATTTGGCACTTCTTTTTACTTGGAGAGAAATTGCGAAAATTAAAAATTCAGTAAACACAAATCTATTGATTATGGATGAGGTGTTTGATAGTTCTCTTGATGGGTTTGGAACTGATGAGTTTCTTAAAATTATTCGTTACGTGATTAAAGATGCCAATATATTTGTCATCTCCCACAAATCAGATTTGCTTGATAAGTTTGATAATGTGATAAAATTTGATAAAGTTAAAGGATTTAGTAGGATGATTGTATGATCGGAATTATTGGAAATGGGTTTGTTGGTAATGCTGTATATCAAAATTTAAGGGATAAAGTATCCTGTAAAGTTTTTGATGTTGATAAAAACAAATCTTTTAATAGTCTGGATGAAGTTTTAAATCAATCTTTTATTTTTGTTTGTTTGCCTACCCCAATGAAATCAACTGGGGAGTGCGATCTTTCCATTTTAGACAATTTCTTTAAAGATCTACCTAAAGTTGTTGATGGTATTTTTATTATAAAATCTACCGTCCCAATTGGAACAACTAAAAAATATTCTAAAAAATATAAAGTTATTCATAATCCAGAATTCTTAACCGCCAGGAATGCTGTAGAAGATTTTAGAAATTCTGAAAGAAATGTGGTTGGTGGAGATAAAAATCTATGTCAACAGTTTGTGAATTTTTTCAAAACTATTTTTCCAGATATTCCAAGTGTGATTACTTCCTCCAATGAAAGTGAATCTATTAAATATTTTGCAAATAGTTTTCTTGCATGTAAAGTTGCATACTTCAACAAAATGTATGATTTATGTGAATCACTTGGGATGAATTATGAAACTGTTTGTTCTGGTGTAGTTGCCGACAGTAGAATTGGTAATTCTCACACCAAAGTTCCTGGATTTGATAATGATCGTGGTTTCGGCGGAACCTGCTTCCCCAAAGATTTAAATTCATTAATTGTCCAAATGGAAGCAAATGGAATAAATGCAGATATGCTTATGGAAGTATGGAAGTACAATCAGGAAATCAGAACCGTTATTGACTGGTCAGTCACCTGACCGCTATAATAGACCCATTCACAACCCACTGCGATGGCAAAGCAAATTCCAAACTGGCAACACCACTCCAAAAAGGAGCAGAAACGAAAACTCAAACCTCAGGCACTCCGACAAGCAAAGGCACGTCGGCAGGCACTCAAGAAGCGTCTCCTTCATGGGGATGCTTCTTTTTTTATAAATAACTAAAAAGTCTTGGAAAAATGAGAGAACAAGAAGTTAAAGATCTTTATAAGGCTTATAGCCTGGTTCATCAACCTCAAGAAGAGGTAGAGAAACTTGATGAGGAAGCGCCAGAAAGAATTACAAAATCGACTAAAAATAAAAGATTAATGAAAGATGCTGGACCTGCCAGAGTTCATAATCCAGTAAAAGAAGAAACCGACCCCTTTGATATCATCCGTTCATATCTTCTTGAAGGTGGATATGCCGAAACACCAGAAGCGGCATTTGCGATTATGGCAAATATGAGCGAAGGGTGGAGACAGAGTATTGTTGAAGCACAAGAGGCTCGCAATAATCCTGAAGATTATGAGGAGAGACAAAGAAAAGCAAAGAGTAAAAAGCAAAAAGCAATGGAAGATCCAAATACAGGAATAAATTCACCCGCTTTTGCTGCCTTTATGAAAAGGCAGGGACGTTAAGACCACTTCCAAAACTGGCACACAAGAGGGTTTTACCACCCTCTTTTTTTGTATAATACGTTCATAAGACAAACGAACTCAAATGACCGTAAATTTTGAAGTAAAAGGTATGCTCGCCCGTCTTCTGGCAACGGAAGACCTGATTGTGGAACACAAGAAGGTTGAGACTGCCTGCTTTAACGTTCATACGCGGGTTCTGACGCTTCCTATGTGGCAGAAGGCAAGTAGTGGAGTTTATGATATGTTGGTTGCTCACGAAGTCTCTCACGCTCTCTACACGCCTGATGAGGACTGGACGGAGCAGGTTCAGGTTCCTCCACAGTTTGTGAATGTGTGTGAGGATGCCCGTGTGGAGAAACTAATGAAGCGTCGTTATGCCGGTCTGGCAAAGACCTTCTATGCTGCCTATCGGGAACTTCAGGAAGATGATTTCTTTCAGGTTGGCGACGATGACCTTTCAACCTATAATCTTGCCGACCGTGTGAATCTTTACTTCAAGGTTGGCAATTTCTTGACTCTTGAATTCACCAAGAGGGAACAGGAAATCGTAGATATGATTGGTAAGGCAGAGACTTTTACTGAAACTCTGGATGCTGCCAAGGTTCTTTATGAATACTGCACTCAAAAGCAGGAAGAAACCATTCAACTTCCCAGTATTGATAATCACGAACAGTCTCCTGGATCTGGTGCTGGAGATAAATCCGAAGAACAGCAAGAACTTTTTCCCGAAGAGGATGGTGAAGGTGGTGAGGATAAGCAACAAACTTCTGGGTCTGAGCAACAAACTCAAGGTAAAAAGTTTGACAACCAAAATATTCAACAGACTGGTGGAGAACACGCCGAACCAGATGTGAAGACTATGAATTCTCTTGAGGAAAACCTGAAAGAACTCATTAATAATAGTATCCATGAGAATATCTATCTTGAACTTCCCAAACTGAATATGGATTCCGTGATTATTTCAAATCAAATTATTCACGAAAACTGTAAAGAAACCTGGGAAAAGCAAGTTTATATTCAGGACGATGTTAATATTTTTGATACTGTTGATAGTGATTATGTGAATTTTAAGCGTTCTGCACAAAAGGAAGTTAATTATCTGGTGAAAGAATTTGAATGCCGTAAGGCAGCAGATTCCTATGCCCGTGCATCTGTCTCAAAGACTGGTGTTCTGGACTGCACCAAACTTCATACTTATAAGTATCAGGAGGATTTATTTAAGAAAGTAACCACATTTGCCAACGGTAAGAATCACGGTCTGGTTTTCGTTCTGGACTGGTCTGGTTCTATGAGTAATGTTCTTATGGATACTGTCAAGCAACTTTATAATCTTATCTGGTTCTGTAATAAGGTGAATATTCCTTTTGAGGTTTATGCCTTTACAAATGATTGGAACTATAGGTCTTCATATGATGCTGATGGTAAAGTGACTAGTACTCCTAAAGAACATACTCCTCGTAAAGAAAATGAACTGGTAATTGATTATTCCTTTGGTTTGATGAACATTCTTACCAGCAAAGTAAAAAGTTCGGTTCTTGATACTCAACTCAAGAACATTTATCGGGTTGCCAAATATCACGACCGTTCTGCCTATTGTGCCTATCAAGCTCCTCACAGAATGACTCTTTCAGGCACTCCTTTGAATGAGTCACTTGTTGCCTTACATCAAATCCTCCCCAAATTCCAAAGTGAGAACAAACTGCAGAAAGTTCAGTGTGTTGTTCTAACTGATGGTGAAGCTGCTCCTTTGAAGTATTATCGTGAAATCAAACGCAATTGGGAGAATGGAGAGTCTTATTTGGGATGTAATTATGTGACTGATAATGCTTATCTGCGGGATCGTAAGACTGGAAATGTCTATAAGTTCTCTGAAAAGAATTGGAATAATGCCAGTTCATTTACCGACCTTCTTCTTCGGAATCTTCGTGATAATTTCCCCAGTGTGAATTTTATTGGAATGCGTATTCTTGAATCCCGTGATGCTGGGCACTTTGTTCGTAACTACACTGGATATACTG